CCCCGCGATTCTGTCAAGGGGTTTCGGGGTTAAGTGTCCGCAGTCTTGGCCGCCCGGGCGGCCGTGGCGTGGCGAGGAACGCCACCACGTCGCTCTCAAGCCAGACCGGTGTCGCGGCCAGTACCTGCACGGGCTTGGGGAACGTCTTGACCTGCGTCAACTGGTAGGCGCGCTGCCGGGTAACGCCAGCGAGGCCAGCCACTTCGGCCAGCCCCGCGAGCTTCGGTATCCGGGTCATGAGTAGCTCAGAGGGATCGAGGGGACTGACCGCGCGTCGATCCGGTCGTTCATCTCGCGCGCCGTGATCAGCCCTGCCGCGCAGTCGGCGTTGTCCAGCCAGTACTGCGCGGTGCCGTCGTCACCGAAACCGAACTGGCGCTTGGCCTCGTCGATCGCGTCCTACACGCCGCGCCGTGACGTGTCGCCCGTAGTGCGGATGTTGTAGATGCGGGCGGCCAGTTCGGCTTCGGTGAGGGGCTCGGTGTTCTGCGTGTTTGCCATGACCTAAAGGTAGCATCAATGCCTAGATGACGTCAAGGGGTTTATGCCACCTTAGGCCGGGAGGACATCGTGCCTCTCCCGTTTGAGCAGGCCGTGCGCAACCTCATCCACGAAGGCGAGAACGCGGCACGCTCGGCGGCCACCTCGTTCGGTGAAGGTCTCGCGGAAGCCCGCAGTCAGGCTGAGTCGATCATCGGCCAGGTCCCGGCTGCCTACCGGTCCCGCAGTGAGGACATCACCGAAGCCAGGAAGCCCGCCACCCCGGCGAACATGACCCCGGCGAAACTCCCCGAACGTGCCGGCTGGGTAAATTCGATCCCCGATGGCGGGCTGAACGCCGAGAACAGCAGCATGGGCGCGTCCACCAACACGGACCGCCGTTCCACGATGCGCGAACTTTACGACGCGTACCTGTCGTGCCCGTGGGCGTGGGCGTGTGTCACCGCCATCTCCCGTACGGTCACCGCAGGCGGGCTCGTTGTCGACTGGGACGGCGACGACGGCGAAGGTGACAAGGAAGCCCCCGACAAGCCCCCGAACGTGCTGGCGCTTGAGAACCTGATCAAGTTCTGCAACCCGGTCAGCGACATCCGCCAGCTCCTGCGGAACGTGATCGCCGACCTCGAGGTGTTCGGCGACGCGCTCCTTGAGGTGACCTGGTGGGGCAAGATCCCCGTCGCCTTGTACAACCTGGACTGCCCGACGACGACACCCGAAGCTGACGAGCACGGGGTCATCACCGGTTACGTGCAGGTCACCGACTCCGGTAAGCGGGCCGAGTTCAAGCCGCACGAAGTCATCCACATTTCCCTGGACGCTGCCCGGCCGGGTGTGTTCGGTGTTTCCCCGACGCAGGCGGCGATGCTGCCGATCACGGCGTGGCTGTTCGCGGCGGCGTGCGGCAAGGAAATGATGCGCAAGGGCCTGCCACCCAACGTGCATGTCGATCACCCAGCGAACACGTCGCAGCCGGAACTGCGCAAATGGAAAGAAAGTTACCTGGCTGGGAACATCGGCATCAAGAACATCGGTGCCCCTGTCGTATCCAAAGGCGGCGCGCATCTCGGTGAGATGCAATCCGGGAAAGTCGCTGACGTGCTCGCGGCGAAAAACCAGTCCCGCGACGAGATCAACGCCTGCTACGGCTGCCCGCCCGCCAAGGTCGGCGTCATCGAATCCGGGAACCTCGGCGGGGGCACCGGCGAGGCGCAGGACCGTACGTTCCACATCGACACCTGCGACCCGATCGCGGAACTCGTCATCGAGAAGCTCCAGTTCGCTATCGCCGTGCAGGGGTTCGGGGTCACGGACTGGCACCTGAAGTTCCCCGAAGTTGACTACCGGGACTCGGCGGTCGTTGAGGGCATCCGCGACACCCGGCTGCGTGCCGGCGCCTACACGTTGAACCGTTACCGTGCGGAGATCGGCGAAGGCCCCGTCGACGGCGGGGACGACGCGGTGCTGGTCGACAGGCAGAACCTGGTGCTGTGGCAGGACATGGCCGCCATGTCCAAGGCGACAGTGGCGGGGATGGGCGCACCTGGTGTCGCTGCCGGGGAAACCCCGCCCGGTGGTGAGCCGCTCGCAGGCGCTGACGCAGCGCAGCCACCTGGCCAGTTGCCCACCCTGCCCGCTGAGACACTGCGCGCCAGGCAGATGGCCACCTATCAGCGGCGCCTGCGTGAAGCACTGAAACGCCTGCCGGTCACGGAGACAGCACCGTCAGCGGAAGTCACCGGGCAGGCCGTCTATGACCAACTCGCCCGCGACTTCCCGCCCGAAGCCATCGCCTGGGTACGGGAAGCGGAATGGGAAGGGCCGATGCGTGTCGGCCCGGACCACATCGACACGGCGAACCGGGACAAGTGGGCCGCCTCCCATGATGGCCGTACGGCGGGGTTCGCGGCGAAGCTGAAACGCAAGCAGCAGGCCGGCGGCGAACTCAAACCCGCTGTGTACGTCCGGACACCGGGCCGCAGCAAAGACATTGTGGTCGACGGCCATCATCGCACTCTCGCCTACCTGGACGCCGGGCAGTCCCCGTACGCCTATGTGGGGCGGGTGAAGACGGAAACCGGCCCATGGGACGAGCTCCACGACCGGCAGTACCCGGAACACTCACACGACGACGCCGAGGAGGCAGCATGGCCAGCCGAGACGGCAGCGGAGGTTTCACCCCCGGCAGCACACCGGACCGTACCAGCGGTGAACACCCTGAACGTGCCCTGATCTCACCCGCGGAAGCTGGCGCTGATCCTGAGCCGGGACTGATGGACGAACGGTTCCCGGTGCATTCCCCGGACTCCACAGACCAGGACGACGACTCGCCGTGGCCGCATCCGTGCCATTGCCAGCATGTCGCGGCGTGGATGGCGGGCATCGACTCGAAACTCAGCGACGCCCTCGCCGCGGGGAAGCCGAAACGGGTGTCACGCCGCAAGCCCAAGCCGAAGCCGGGCAGCAGTCTGGGGCACCGGGAGGCCGTTTGATCCACTTCGACCGTCCCGGTGACCATGCCGCAGTCCTGAAAACCATCGCGGCATCCCTTGCCACGATCATCGCCAACGAGGAGAAAATCATGTCCGCTCTTACTGATCTGCAGGCCGCCGACACTGCGCTGAAGACCGAGGTGGCCACGTTCCTCACCGATGTGGCGACAGCGCTGACGAACGCGGGCACCGACCCGGCCGCCATCGAGGCCGTGGTTACGGACATCAACACTGAGGTCGCTGGTCTCACCGCCGCGGACCCGGTGACGGGCACCACCCCGGCTTAGAGCCACCGGGAGCGTGCATGCCACGGATACCCGGCGGTGTGCTCGCTCCCGGCAAGACCGCCCATCTCGTGCCTTGCGTGCCGGCGACCGGCTTGTGGTGCGAGGTGTGCCGTCTGCAGTGCCGTGCCCGCGTCCCGTTCACTGTCACCATCAGCGACGGGGAGACGTACCGTACCGCTATCAGCGTCTGCGCCGGGTGTGACGAGGAAGCGGGGTGGCCTGTGAGCGACCCTGATCCTGACGGTGAGACACCGTACGAGATCCCCGGCACCCAGCCAGCGCTTGAGCCGTCTACGGAACCAGAGCGTCCTCTGCGCGCCGAAGACGTGGCGGCTCTGCTTGCGAAGGATGTGGCCTGACCTGCCATCATGATCCGTATGGGCAAGGTGACCATGCGCAACCCCTCGCTGCCGCATCAGATCGTGATTCGGCTCGTCGCGGGCGGTCCCGGCATCGTCGTGTCCTGCAACTGCCGTGAACGCGGCGGCCTTCCAGTGCTCGAGGTCCGCAACCGGTGGGACGCAGATGAGGCGTTCGCGGTTTACCGGGCACATCTTCCAGCCGTACGGGAGGATGTGGCGTGATCACGGGGGGCCGAGTCACCGGTAAGGGGAGGTCGCCGGTCACAACCCGGCGTAAAGGGTTTCACAGCAGCATCCGGTGGCCGGTCCCGCCTTCCGCCTCCCATCTGGCATGATGACTGACTGTGACAGACGAGACTACGGCGCGTGCCCAGTCGAACGGGGAAGCGTTCAAGCCGGACGCTGGCGCTCTCATCGGTGCGGCGGTCGCCAAGCAGCTCGTGCCCTTGTTCGCGGAGATGCTGCCGCAAGTGATCGGCAACGCGTTCGCGTCCGTACTGGAAGCCATCCCCGTACGGGTGCAGCGGCACTGCTGCAAATGCCTGACTGCCCGCGTCGAGTGGGAAGCGGCGAACGCCACAGACGTCAGCGACGCGC